ATGATTTCACAAGATATTGAAGAAGAAAAAAATGATTTACTCGAAGAGCAAAATCAACTAATCAGAATCCAAAATTCATTGATTGATGATTAGATTTATTTTTTTTCATTATCTTTATTCTTTTTCCCAAAATACGGAGCTGCATTTTTTAACAAACTTGAAACTGTATTTACATAATCAAGAGCGGATGCTCCACTTGTTTCTCTGTTGGATACAGTTGCATTTCCCTGACTTGTTTTTAATGACTGTGCCTGATTTTCCTTAATTACGTCAAAACCTTTCATATATGCATTTAATAAATTGTTTAGCATACTTGCGGAATTTTGCTGAGAATCTGCCAACAGCTCAGATATATAACCTGATATATTGCTATTCAAATTATTATTGTGATTATTTACCATATTCTGCAAAGATGATGATCTAAGCATTCTTCTTTCCGAAAGAGGATTTATAATATTATTTTCAAAAGAAGCATTTGCACTTGAGTTTAAATTATTAATATAACTATTTAATAAACTTTTATTTGTAGTCGAATTAAGTGACGGATTTAAATAATCATTTAAAATATTTCCTATATTAGAATTTACAAAATTATTTATTGTATCTAATGCCGAACCGCCGACAAAATCACTTATAGTACCTTTATTATTAGTTTTTGAAACCACGTACGGATTAGCTGTTTTGGTCGAACCGTACACAGTTGTTTGAGTTGATTTTTTTGAACTGCTACCCATATATAATCCTTTCTAATTTTTACTATTATTTCTGAATACAAACAAATCATCTTTATAACGCCTGAATCCACAGGACATAATCCCAAATATCGCAGGTTTTTGAACAGATTTTGCCCAAATATCACAATTGAACCAACTAAGCGCTAATTTAAAACACTCCTTGTTAAACAAATGATTTTTTCTGATACCATAACCATTTACCCACAATTTGCCATTATCAGAAAAAAAATACACACAAAGAGATAAAACTTCATTATCATAGAACGCATAAAAAAATGTATTTTTTAAGACCTCGTCAAATGATGACTCATCATTTAGTACAGGTTTATAATGTTCATACATCTTTTTGCACTCATTGTAATTAAAATTTTTATCAGTCGGTATAATAACTTTCATCATGCCTGTTTAACCTTTAATCTTGATATTTCAAGGTTTTTTATTGCAAACCCCTGAGTCGAATCAGTAGTAAAAAATTTTATTTCAAGTGTTTTAAAAGATGATGTAGGTAAACGCTTAATGGAATTTGCCTGTTTTGGTTTATAAAAACAGCCTGAATCATAACTGTTTACATCCCAATATAACAAGTTTTTAATTGTTTTTGTTTTAATCGTCTTATTTCTTGTTTTCTTCAAAACATCATAATCTTTCACATACTGCACACAAAAATTATTTGAATAAGTCATATCAAGTGTCAGTCTTGGAGGAATATACAAAACCTTAATTGTATTATCCTGCCCTAAATTAAGCGGAGAACACGTATAAAATGCTTCAATAAATTCTCCGTCAAAATCATTTCCGGAATACTCAATATAAATTTTATTCTTTCCTGCGGAATAAAAAACATTGTTAATAACTGCAAGAGCCGTCAGATTTTGTGACTTTCTTTTTAACCACTGCGAATGAATATAATCAAATATTAAAATATCAGAATAATCTTCCTCAGATGGAATAAGAAACCAAATCTCATTTTTATCTTTTTGTATAAGAGAAAACATTTTAACTTTTGGGGCATCTTTGGATGATACATAAATCAATTCCTCCTGAACGTCTTTTGCAAGATTTTCGCTGAGTGTTTTATCCCCATTAATAATCTGACTAAATGCAAACACCGATTTTTTAGTATCATCATAGAAAAACAATTGTGTTCCATGGAAAACTAACGCATCAGCACCCGAACATCCCCCCGGAGATTCTTCAGTTCTTGAATAAGAATAATCAGAATTTAAACAGATTAAAGATGAGCTGTCCTTGTGAAATACTGCTAATGCTCCAAGATAGGGAGTAATTGCCGTGATATTTTTCACAAAATCAACATATCCTGCACTCGTTGTCAACTGTGTCATAGTTGAAAAATCAAAACATTTTTCTTTAACAGAATACCACAGTCTTAAACCGCCAAACACCCATAATCTCCCGTCAAAAACGACTAAACCGCTGCATTTATCCATCAGCTTGTTTTCGACATCTACCATATCAAATTCAACAATTTCATCAAGCTCTCCGTGTTCATCATAACAATCTAAACGAATTGCTATCATTTTTTCTGCATTTGAAAAAACAAACCAATCTTCTTCACCCTGAGCAAAATCTACCCCGAAAGAAACACCTGTTTGTGAGAGATTATCATATTTTAACGTAACTGTATTCGCAATCGGATTATAAAGATATACCTTTCCGACACCATTTATTTCAGTATGAATAAAGAAATACGTCTCAGCTTTTTGAACACTTTGAAACATATTAATCACTTTTTCATTTGGATTTTCAAATTCAAAATCTTTAACATTGCCTTTCATATTTCTTATTCCAATACCTGAGTTCACGCCTGTATCAAACAGCTCCACATTCTGAAGATCGGAAGAAGTAATTACTGATGATGAAAAAGAAGTATCAATACGTTTTATCCCAAGAAATTTATTTGTTAAAATTGCATCATTTATCGTAGCCATACTAAACCTCTCTTTTAATAAGTAATTTTTCTGCTTTTTCTTCGTCTGCCACCCACTGATTTAATCAGCAATTTATAGGCTTTATCGAATTGAATACTGTAACCTGCATAATTTTCATCCGTCGGCGATGATAGTGCATACATCATAGCTTTTGAAATCAGCGCATTGATAAATAATTGTTCATATTTTTCAGGCAACACAATTTTATCAGATGCATCCCTCAATGCATAAATAGGCTTATCATCATTATCAACACCTATTGCAAACGTGAGATAAGTAATAACAACTTTGTACATTTTGTCAGGTGCAGGATAGAACGATAATTTATCATTTTTAATAAAAAAACCTTCAGGCTTGCCGACAACAAAATCGTATTCTTCAGGATACTCTATGAAATCCATGTATTTTCGACAACACATAACTGCATACTTTTCACCGTTTCGAGTAGTTTTATTTATAATAGAACCATCAGGTAAATTGTATTTGTTTATAAATTTCTGAGTAAGAATTTCTTTTTGTCTGATTCTGAAATCGAACGGATAAGAACACCATATCTCAACAAGAGCCTTGTTTATAGCAGTAAGCAAAACAGGTTCGAAATCTTCCGTAACTTCTGCATCATTATCAAACATCGACCAGGATTGTGATGCAACCATATTATATAAATCTAAAAGTGTAATTGACATAAAATAAACCTTTCTATAGAGGACTATTCCTCTAAAATTTGACCTAAAACCGAATTATCATTTTGAATATTTTTCTTTTGTTTAACTATTTTTTTATTTTTAGTAACCTTAGCAAAAGTATTTGGAGAAGTTTTTAAAAGTGCTTCAACATCACTTTTAGGTAAATCAAAAACAATCCCCGTTAATAAATTCATAACTTTCATAGTCCTCCGTTTCCAAGATAAGAGAGGGGAGAAAACTCCCCTCAATTACCTTTTTGCCAAAATATAAAATTATACATTTAGAGCAGTAGTTCTTGCCACTGCAAAAATATTGCCTTCAAAATTTGAACCAAATTCCATATTCAAAGAGCCGTCTTTATTTTCGAATCTTGAAACGTCCTGAATTTGGAAAGCAGTTGTAGAGGTTTTCTCAACCTCAAGCTGTAAATCACCCAACATTGAGTTTGGATAAGCATCTCCTGCTAAAAATGTAACAGTAGAATTTGCATCAGCTTCATTTTCTACAAAAACTGTCAAAGTACCATTTTTATTAGCAAATGCTTTATTGATTGAAACACCGTTTTCAACATTAACAACAGACTTTGTAATTTTTGCATTCGCAACAGATTGAGTAGTTTCAACTGTTGGATATTGAACATTAATAATATCTTTTGTCATAAAAATCTCCTTTAAATTAACACTGAACTAATTAAGAACGACTTGATAAAGTAAGAGGTGCTGAAATTTTAACAGTACCCAAGAAATCTGCACGAGGCGCACCGACACCATACAAACCGTATCCTTTATAACAAGTATTAAAGCTTTTTTCAGGGACATACGACTGAGTATTTAAATCGGATGAAATACCACCTGCCAAGGTTTTTCCTGAGATACCAAATAACGGATAAAATACACCGTTTTCAGGCTGTGCAATATTATTAGATACAAGAATATCCCACCCGCAGAGTCTGCCGATAAAACCTTTAGCCATCTTTTCGTGACCTGATTCTACGTATTTTAAGTCATCAAGCTTACCTAAATAGAATTGAAATTCAGGAGGAACAATACAAATCATTTGACCATCAATCCAGTTTGTATGACCTTTTCCGTCACCTCTTTGGAATTCAGCCTGCATATATGCAAGAATTTCTTTTGCATAATCTGCATCAAGTTGAATAGCTTCACCATTATCATCAAGATAATGACCTGCTCTTGTGTATAAATTAGCAAATGAAGCATCAACGCCTGCTGCAAATTGTTTAATTGCATCATTTGTATAATCAGCTGCGAGCTGCGTTTGCTGTTTAATATCAGGGGCATTCAAGACTCTTTTTGCTTCAACTTCAGCTAATTCAAAATGGAACGCTTTACCTTTATTGATTTTGACTTTTGTTGTAGATACGTTTGCCATTTCAGGATCTTGCAAAGTAGAACCATCGTATTCAAACATGGTAACAGTCCCCGGCATAACGATATCGACTTCATCACCTTTTTTCACACCATCTTTAAATTCTGTATGAGCCAATTTTCCGATGACCAGCTCATTGTAGAAATTTTTCTTGAAAGATTGACTAAATGAATTAATAATCATGTTTTCAATAGACATAAAAAATCCTTTCTTACCACGGGAAGTAAACATGTACCGTCATCTCCCGTAAAATGACAGCACAAATAATATAGAGTGGGTATATGGTTAGACAACTTAAATGTATTTTGCAATATAGCTTGCCAATTCATCATCAGGAATATCCTGAAGTCTTTTTAACTTTGTCTCAGTTTTTGACACCCCTGACTGAAAATTTAAACCATCTGTGGATTTATCATTTTCATTTTTTATTGCATTTCTTTTGTTATTCAGTGCAATTCTTGACTCAACGTACTTGTCTAAAAGATTAACAAATTTTTTTGTATCAAGCTTTGTGCCTAAAGCATCAAATGCTTCTGCATAAATATTTCTAAAATCCTGATTTTGCAAATATTCTTCCGTATTAAAACTCTCAAGATTAGTAGTTAAATAATCTTGTTTTAGTTTGACTTCATCATCAAATTCACGTTTTTTGTCAGCTATTGTTTTGAAAATTTGAGATAACACTTCAATTTGATTATGCTCAGAATTTGTTTCATTTGTTTGAGGTATTTCTTTTGAAGTATCCTCAATTTTTTCTTCTGAATCATTTTTTTCTTCAGTATTTTGCGTAATTTCTGCTTCAACAACATTTTCATTTGTGTTTTGATTTTCTAAATTTTCAGACATAAAAACTCTCCTTAAAAAATGGGGACTACAAAAAATGCCGCTTTCCCCCCACAAAAACGACATTAGAATTATTGAAATAATTGTTTTTATTATTTACGGCGATAATACCCTGACACGTGTGTTCCGTCTTGGCGGACATAATCATCAACATATATCAGACCGCCACTGTTAACACTTTCTTTTA